CTTTGTGTAATTTGGATATAATTTCTTTTTTTGTTTCTTTCTTTCTTTAGAACACGTACTGCACACAGACCTATAATGTGTAATGCCGTTTTTCTTGTAATTAATCGCAACACTGCGTTTCCCACAACTGCATAATTTACGTTCCTTTTGCCCTTCTGATTTTCTTCCACTCTTAACTTTTTCTATTTTTTTTATATCTTCGATTAATTTCTTTTTTTCTTTTCCGATGTCTAATAAATGTGATTTTTCTATTTTTTTTATATCTTCGATTAATTTCTTTTTTTCTTTTTTTAGTTTTGAAAGATTTAATTTTTCTTGTTTGAGATGTTTTATTTGATCCTTTTCGATTAATATTTCTTCTTGTCTTGCATTTGACAGATATCCTCGAATATTGTAGAAATTTTCCTCACAGCCATATTTTTTAAGTAGTAAACGTTCGTGTTTATTTGCTTTGCTTCTTGTATTCCATAGTTTAAGTATTCTTTTTTTGAAATGCTTAATGCCTAATTTACTTATATCTTCGGTTAACGATTCACTAGCCCCCCAATAATTGTCGTTTTCTGGCTCATATTTGCATGTTCTAACACCAATGTATTTTTTCTTAGTTATTTTGTTTAGTATTAGGTAGGTATAATGACTTGACATTTGAAATTAGTTTTTAGTGTATAAGGTATTTATTATGTTAAATATTCAGCATAATAAAAAAATAAAAAAATAAAAAAGGTTTTAAAGGCACTATTAAATGTGTTTTTTTCAACAAATCAAATAAATAGTTTTAATATAATAATTAGATTAGGGGCATACAATGGCATTAGTATCACCAGGTGTAGAAGTAACAATCGTAGATGAAAGCGCATATCCTGCGGCTTCAACTGCAACAGTACCATACATTTTAATAGCAACTGCTGAAAATAAAATTAACGGAGCAGGTACTGGATCAGCACCAGGTACATTAGCGTCTGCAATAGGAAACACGTACTTAATTTCAAGTCAACGCGAACTAGTTAATACTTTTGGAAATCCGTTCTTTTACAAAACATCGGGCGGAACACCAATTCATGGTTATGAATTAAATGAGTACGGTTTACAAACAGCATATTCTGTATTAGGTGCAAGTAACAGAGCATACGTTCAGCGTGCGGATATTGACTTAGCACAACTATCACCAACTACAGTGCGTCCAGCAGGAAAACCTACAGACGGTACTTACTGGTTAGATACAGCAGAAACACAATGGGGTATCTTTGAATGGAACTCAACTACAGAAGCATTTGTAAATAAAGTACCAACTGTTATTACTTCAACTGCGGATTTAACAGGCGGTGTAGCAGGCGGAGCTCCACTATCAAGTGTTGGTGCTATTGGTGATTATGCAGTTGTTGCAATTAATGCAAACTCTCCTGTGTATTACAAGAACCGTAATAACGTTTGGGTACTAGTAGGCGATAACAGTAATACATCAAATACAGCAAATTTAGATTGGTATGATAGTCATCCTTGTATTACAAGTGCTGACGCAAGTACATTAACAATCGTAAGTGGAAATACTATAGATATTAATGGCACACCATGTACTGTGACCGGAACTACACTAGCAGATGTTGTTACTGCAATTAATGGAGCAACAATTACTGGTATTACAGCACAAGTAGTATCAAATAAATTAGAAATTTATGCAAGTCCTGACGCTTCTACAACAACAGTAACAGCAGGAGCATTTAAGATTGGCAGAGAATACACAATTGCTACTGCAGGCACTACAGACTTTAAATTAGTTGGTGCTAATAGTAACACAGTAGGCGAAACATTTATTGCTACTGGTGTTGGTACAGGAACAGGTACTGTGAAAGATTATGTAATGGTAATCGTAGATAATACTGGTGCAAGTATGGGCGGCACACATCCTACTTTATCACTTAGACAAAGTTCACATACACAAAACCCAAGTTGGAGAGCAACAGACTTTGCAACTGCAACAGTTGGACGTCCATCAGGTTCAGTATGGATTAAAACAACTAGTGTTAATTTAGGTGCTAATTTATCAATTAAAAAATATACAACTGCATTATCTGCATGGGTTGCACAAACATCTCCATTATACGAAGATGATGCAACTGCCAATAATGTATTAGACGCAACTGCCGGCGGTAGTACAATTGCAAAAGGTGCAACATACACTGCGTACGATGTAAGTGATAACGACACTGCAACAACTAAAGTAATGGTACGTAGTGCTACAGGCGCTACAGAAATTACAGGTTCTTTGACCGCACCTGCATTTGTTATAGGCGAAACATTTACTATAGGAGCAAGTGATAAAGGGTCAACTAATTTAACAGCATCTGTTACGGTGACAATGACAGGAACAACAGCAACTACTTTTGTTTCGGATTTGACTGCAGTTGCTCCAGCAAATGTAACAGCCGTAGTTGCTTCAACAGGTGCTATTAAAATTACACATTCACAAGGTGGAGTAATTGAACTTAAAGACACTAGTGGTACGCCAATTACAGACGCAGGTATTACAAATACATTAAGTAATGTACGTACAGGCAACGACGCTAATTTAATTCTTAGTAATTGGGAAGTGCTTGCTACTAAAACTGGATTTAGTGCCAGTAGTGTAGCTCCAGGCTTGGATCCAACAGAAGGCACTAAGTGGTATTACAGTGCAATTGATGAATATGATTTAATGATTCATGATGGTGCAGGTTGGAAAGGATATCAAAATGTATCAAACGACGTACGTGGATATGATTTATCAGCAACTAGTCCAAATGGTCCAATTGTTTCAGTTACTGCACCAATACAACAAAGCGATGAAAGTGCGTTAGTACACGGCGATATTTGGATTAATACTAGTGATTTAGAAAACTTCCCATTAATTCACAGATGGCAAACAGTTGACAGTGTTGCACAATGGGTTGCACTCGACACAGCAGACCAATCAACTGAGAATGGTGTTTTATTTGCTGATGCAAGATGGGCAACAAATGGAACAACAGACGTAATTAGCGACGAGATTCCAACTATTAAGTCTATGCTTACAAGTGATTACTTAGACTTGGATGCACCAAGTGCAAGTTTGTACCCAACAGGAACTATTCTTTGGAACACAAGACGTAGTGGTTATACAGTAAAGGAGTTTAAAGTAAATCACTTTAATGCATTAGCGTTTACTGGCTCTTTGCCAACTGAAAAGAATGCATGGGTTAATGCTTCAGGCCTTAAAGACAATGGCGAAGCAAATATGGGTAGATTAGCACAGCGTTCTATTGTTGTTAAAGCAATGAAGGCGGCAATTGACACAAACACAGATATTCGTGAAGAACAACGTGTGTTTAACTTAATGGCAACGCCTGGTTACCCTGAGTTGATGACTAACATGGTAGCATTAAATAATGAACGCAATAACACAGCGTTTATTGTTGGTGATTCGCCATTAAGACTTAATGAATCAGGAACAGATCTTATTAATTGGGCAACTAATAATAGTGGCACTGGTTTAGCAACAGGCGACGGCCTTAACACAAATGACAACTACTTGGGTGTGTTTTATCCAAGTGGTAAAACAACAGACTTAACTGGTACTGCAATTGTTGTTCCGCCAAGTCATGCAATTCTTAGAACAATCATTAGAAGTGATGATCAATCGTATCCTTGGTTAGCACCAGCAGGTACTAGACGTGGTAATATCGACAACCTTGGTGCTATTGGTTACTTAGATGCAGAAGGTGAGTTTAAACAAACAGCAGTACGTCAAGGATCGAGAGATACATTGTATGAAAATAATGTTAATCCGCTAACGTTTATTCCTGGAACAGGACTTGTAAACTACGGAAATAAAACAACCAAGTCAGGTACAGCACTTGATAGAATTAACGTAGCACGTTTAGTTGCATACATTAGAAGTCAAGTTGAATCACTAGCTAAGATGTTCTTGTTTGAGCCAAATGATAAGTTAACGCGCGATGAACTTAAAGGTTCTATTGAAAAGATTATGAACGACCTTATTGCTAAGCGTGGATTGTATGACTACTTAGTGGTATGTGATGAAAGCAACAACACTCCTGGTAGAATTGATAGAAGTGAGTTATATGTTGATATTGCTATTGAGCCAGTTAAAGCAGTTGAGTTTATTTTCATTCCAGTTAGAATTAAGAACACTGGTGAAATTGGTAACGGATCGTAATTAGTTACTAGATTTTACTCAATAAAAAAGCCACTTTGTAGTGGCTTTTTTAATCCTTGTAAGGAGGAAAACATTGGGTTATTAGGACTTTAAGCATTGCCCCTTTCTTTTTTATAAACAGGAAGTACACCATCACATGTACCAACCAACCTAGATTATAACACCGAATTACACGATTGGCTATATCTATATTTAAAAATATTTCTTTTCTATGCGACTAAATAAAAATAGCCCATAGTAATTTGGGATTTTTTAACTATATAGGAGGTACTAAAAAGATTATTATGCGATTTGTTTAACAGCCAATAGGAGGTACTATGAAAAAGTATGATTGGTCAAAAGAAATTAATGGCAGCGAGGATACAACAGCAACTATAGTTGTACTAACTGTTCTTATAATAATGGGTATAGTATCAATGATAAACTAACAAACATAGGAAAAAATATGTTTTTACTCATAAAAAAAGGCAACTGCAATAGTTGCCTTTTTTAGTTTTTTATTTAATAATCTTTGTTTCTGAGAGTTTTAACACCATGACAATCCATACATAACGTTTGTAAGTTACTTGGGTGATTATTATTTTTGTTGCTGTCTACATGATCTACGTGCAATAACATACGCGAAACAACAAGACGTTCGTCGTATGGTAAACTTTGGATTCTAACATTGTTCATAGGAATATGACCGCAGTTTTCACCTTCGCAAAAGTCTTTTTTATGAAATGTCCACATTCTATCTAAACGTGCGTTACCGCCGTACTCACGCATCATTAATTGATGTTTGCGACATACTGATTTGGATCCGGGTCCAGTGTATTCTGAGACGTGATTACTGCACTCATCAACCTTACATATACTAGTTGGGGTTACTTTTTTTAAAGAATCCTGTGATGGATTTCTTCGATCTTTTATTGCTTTTAGGCTCTTGAAGTTATCACTCATTAAATTTAGTTATTCGATGGTTAACCTCGACTAATTATTTTTGTGATTTTTTAAGATTAATTTTTAGCATAAATAAGATTAAGTATATTTAAGGAGTAACAATATGTCAGTATCATCATTGACTAGAATGACAACGCCATTGGCAACTGATCAATCAGGATCAAGTCAGGGCTTGTTGATGCCAAAATTAAAGTATAGATTCCGTGTGGTTTTTGAAAACTTCGGCGTATCTACACCAAGAACTGAATTAACCAAACAAGTAATTGACTTTACTAGACCATCTGTAAGTTTTGATCCAATTGATATTGAGATTTATAACTCACGTGTGCGTTTAGCAGGTAAACATACTTGGGATGACATCAATGTTAATTTGCGCGACGACGCAAGTGGTGCGGTTTCTAAATTAGCAGGCGAGCAACTACAGAAGCAGTTGGACTTTATGGAACAGGCAAGTGCCGCATCGGGTTCAGATTATAAATTCACTACACGTGTAGAGATTCTAGACGGCGGCAATGGCGCACATGAGCCAAACGTTCTTGAAACCTGGGAAGTATACGGCTGTTACTTAGCAAACGTAAACTACGGCGATTTAAACTATGGTAGTTCAGAGCCAGTTACAGTTGCAATGACACTTCGTTTCGATAACGCAGTTCAAACTCCAATTGGTAGTGGTGTTGGTTCAGACGTAGGCAGAACAATCGGCGACAACGTTTCGTAATTAATCCATTATGGGATTTGGTAGTTTTCTAAAATCCTCATTAAAAGAACAACTAGGAAGTTGGGATGATTTTAGTGGAGGATTTAAAGAAGGGTTTTTTGGAAAC